TTGAAGACGGATACTCAAAACTTCTTGACGGCCGTGGCGCATTCCTCAAGTTCAACCTTGACGGTCTGATGCGCGGCGACTTCGGTTCACGAGTCGCAGGATATTCATCAGCGTTGCAAGCAGGTTGGATGTCAATCAACGATGTCCGCCGATTTGAAGACTTGCGACCAGCAGAAGGTGGCGACACTTACCGTGTGCCACTAGCGAACGTCGATCTAGGTGCAGCAGGACTCACAGAACTTGACCGCAAAACTTCTATGGCGCAACGTCTCATCAACTCAGGCTTCGAACCTTCAGCGGTGTTGAAAGCACTTGACATTGATCCAATCATGCACACTGGTGTTGCACCAACAATGTTGCAACCAGTTGTTGAACCTGCTCCGTCTTACGAAGTAAACCAGCGTGATGTGAACGTGACGATGCCAGAAGTTGTTGTCAACGTCCCACCAGCGAACGTGAACGTCGCAGCACCGATCATCAATGTTCCTGAAACTGTGGTGCGTGTGAACGTCCCAGAGAACAAGCCGACTGTGCGCACAGTTGAACGCGACAAAGATGGTCGCATCTTAACAATCACTGAAAGAACGGAAGACTAATGGCTCACGGTTTATCTGCTTATCTTTGCAACTCATGGCTTGACGCGCTCGCGAACAATACTTCTTATGCGGTCGCACAGGTGTACATCAAACTTCACACAGGTGATCCAGGTGCAGCAGGTACAGCGAACGCTGCGACTGAGACGACACGCAAAGCGGCGTCGTTCGGTGCAGCGACAGCTGGTGCGATCAACTCTGATGCAGATATCTCGTGGACGAACATCGCTGGTTCACAAGACGCTTCACACTTCACTGCTTGGGATAGTTTGACAGTCGGCAACTTCTTGTTCTCAGGCACGATCACAGCGAACCCATACACCGCTGGTGACACATACACAATCTCATCTGGCAATCTCAGTGCGTCCTTAACCGTCGCAAGTTAGTACCGCTATGGCGGTGAAAAGATTCCTGCTCGACACGAGCCAACTGAACGACGCCACGTTCGGACTTGATGGTGGTCTTGCATTCATACTTGATTCAAGTCAACTTGACGGCACACGAGTTCTTGACGGCGGAGAGTTCCTAACCACAGCAACAGGTGCTTCATCACTCGGCGGGATATCGGCAACAGGATCAGCGACCGTCAAACACTTCGCAACTGCTTCAACATCGCTTGGCGAATTGTCGTCGTCAGGAACTGCAACTGTTAAACACATCGTCACCGCTTCAGCACCGCTGGGCGGATTGGATTCTTCAGCGCAAGCCAAAGCAAAGAAGTCCGCTACTGCTTCAGCCGATCTTGGTGGACTTGACGCTTCGGCAACAACAAAAGTCTCAAAGACTGTTATCGCTTCAGCAGATCTTGGTGGACTTGATGCTTCGGCCACAACAAAAGTTGCCAAGTCTGCAATCGCTTCAGCCGATCTTGGTGGGCTGGTCGCAACCGCTGACGCAACCGACACTCCACCAGAACCAACACCAGAACCGATACCTTCAGGCGGACGACAATACGCCGCACCACGACGCAAGAAAATTGAACCACTACCAGAAGTCGAGATACCAGTCATCCAACCGAAACGACGCTACGCGGTCGCGTCAACAACCTTGAACGGAATGCAAGCGCAAGCAGTCGGGACAATAACTTTCAGCATCTTGGACGATGATGCTGAGGTATTGTTGTTGGTCTGATGCCTTACTTCATTACCGACAAGTCACCAGATTGTTCTGGTTGGGCAACCGTCAAAGAAGATGGCGAAGTGATCGGCTGTCACACAACGAAACAAGATGCGATTGATCAGATGGTTGCGGTGTCTATCGCCGAAGATATGGAACCTGGTGGCGAACGAAACTCCGACGCAGATGAAGTCATCATTGTTGACATTGATGGAACTTTAATTGCTGGTGGCAGAGGCATTCAAAAGAATGTGGATTATGTGAACTCGTTGTATCCCGATTACTACATTTATATTGTGACGGGTCGTCCAGAATCAGATGAAGAGAAAACTTTGCAAGAACTATCTGATGCAGGTGTTCAGTTCAACGATATTCAATTCAACGAAGACATGAGCATTGATACACCTGAATACAAGAAACAAACAGCTGCTGACATCCTTGAAGAGAATCCTGTGAAGTTGGCAATAGACAATGATGATGCTGCACGTCGAGCCTATGCATCACTGGGTATTGCAACCAAAGACCCGAAAACAATCAAAACTGGTGACATCCCTTCAATTCGTCAAGTGTCGTTGGATGTGCCTACCTACATTCGCACGACTGCTCGCAAAGGTTTGGACTACTACGGTCAAGGTTTAGCTGGTGACGGTTTGGTGGATCGAACTGTGCGTGAGGCACGAGACATGGCACGAGGTCAAGTCAGCGAAGACAAAGTTGTGCGAGCGAATGCGTGGGCGCAAAGACACGCAGTAGATCTTCAAGCACCAAAGAACTCTGACGCAAGCAACGACGAGTTCCCTGGTGCGGGTGCGGTCGCGCATTATCTGTGGGGAATCAACCCGTTGAATCCGCAACCGGCACGAGACTGGTATGAGCGTAAATCAAACCAGATCAAAGACGAACGAGGATTGTTCTCGTTCCATCGCGCCAAGACTGAATACTTTGCTAACATTCCAGGCATGGAAGACAACAAGGTTGAGACACGCCGCATCCAAGTCAACGAGTTTGAACTTCGCGCAGGGCCAACAGGTGACGGAATGTCATTCACAGGATATGCAGCAGTCTTCAACTCTGATTCTGAACCGTTGCCATTCATCGAGCGAATCGCACAAGGTGCATTCAAAAAATCTTTGAAGAGTCGAATGCCAATCAAGATGTACATGAACCACGACTCATCAATGCTTCTCGCTTCGACAAGGTCAAAGACTTTGCGATTGCAAGAAGATTCAAAAGGTTTGCTCGTTGAAGCAGATCTTCCTGACACAACTGTTGGCCGTGACTTGAGCGTGTTGATGAAGCGCGGCGATGTTGACTCGATGTCGTTCGGCTTCTCGGTTCCGTCTGGTGGTGACAAATGGTCGGATGATGGGATGAGCCGTGAACTGCGCCAAGTACGTTTGCATGAAGTGTCGGTCGTGACTGGCTTCCCTGCCTACACAGCAACTTCTGCTTCTGTTCGTTCGCTGGACATCCTTGCCGAGCGCACAGGTGTTGACGTAGACAAACTCGCTGAAGCGATCACGGTCCTTGAAGCGGGTGGCACTCTGTCAGATGAGTCGGCTGATCTGTTGTCGGGTGCGGTCAGCAAACTTCGTGCCGAACCAGCCAAGGTTCCTGCATCAGTAAGTTTGATGGCCAAGCATCTTGAACTCTTGAAAAATATCTAGACTCTGATATAGACTCAGGTCTGCCGGTAAGCGTTCCGCTACGGCTAGAGATTGGTAAGCGTACCGCTACGATCGGAAGACAACTTCCTGCGCACCACAACTTAACCAATCATGGAGAAATCATGAAACAATTTATTGAACAACAAATGGCTCAACGCGCTACAGCGTGGGAAGCCGCAAAGAAGATTCTTGATGTTGCAACCGCTGAGAAGCGTGACTTGTCAGCAGAAGAGACACAAACATATGAGCGCATCAGCAAAGAACTTGATGATCGCACAGCAACAATCGAGAAGCTCCGCGCCGATGAGGCTCGTGAACTTCGTTTGGATGCAGCAACACGCGAGATCGCAGACCAGGTTCGTCCTGTCGCTGACGCTCCACGCGGTGTTCGTTCAGACGCAGAAGTCATTCGCTCAATGGCGAAAGGCGAACTTCGTTCGCATTCGTTTGAAAAGCGTGACGTAGTAAAGACATCAACTGGTTCACCAGTTCCAACATCTTTCTACGATCAGGTCATCATGCTTGCTCGTCACGTTGGTCCGATGCTCCAGACTTCAACAGTCTTGAACACAGCGTCAGGTGAAAACCTTCAGATTCCATCACTTGCTCAATACTCAACAGCGGCAATCGCTGGCGAAGGCACAGCAATCGCTGAGTCGGATCCGATCTTCAACTCGTTCATCACTTTGGGTGCATACAAGTATTCATTCCTTGTACAGCTCTCAACAGAGTTGATCGAGGACAGCGGTGTTGACATCTTGTCATTCTTGGCAAGCGAAGTCGGCAATGAACTTGGCTTCCGTGTGAACTCGGCTTTGACAGTCGGATCAGGAACAAACCAACCAAAAGGTATCGTCGCAGCAGCAGCTGCCGGCGTAACTGGCGGAACGGGTGTATCTGGTGCGTTCACGGCAGACAACTTGATCAGCCTTGTCTACTCGGTAGACACAGCAGGTCGTCGTCTTCCAGGTTCAGGCTTCCAGATGAACTCGAAGTCAATCGGTCAGATGCGTTCTCTCAAAGACACAGCAGGCAACTATGTGTTCCAACCAGCATTGAACGCTGATGCAAACGACTTGCTCCTCGGATACCCAGTATTCGAGAACCCAGCAATCGTTGACACAGCAACAAGCGCGAAGTCGGTAATCTTCGGACACCTTCCTTCGTACTATGTTCGTCAAGTTGGCGGAATCAAATTGGATCGAAGCGATGACTATGCATTCAATGCTGGTCTCGTAACCTTCCGCGCAACAATGCGTGTTGACGGTAACTTGCCACAAACATCACATGTCAAACACTTCATCGGTGGCGCATCCTGATAATCAGGAAGTAACACTGATAACAAGACATGACAGTCCGCAAGGACTGTGACTAGGATTAAGTCCACGGCCATTTCGTGCAGGGTTGGCCGTGGACTTTCTCTATATCTGCACTATTCTTAGGAGGATCATGTGGCAAACCGTAATCGTG